GTAATTCTGATGATGAAGAAGAAAAATATGACCCAAATTCAGTTAAAAAACGCGGCGCAGGACAAAAAATTAGCGTTAAAAAAAGTAAATGGTAAAATTCGCTTTTACAAAAACCGCTTTTTTTATAATAAGCAGATTGAACAACTTAAAGAGTATCTTATTATAATTATATAATAAGATGCAAGAACTAAACATCGTAGAACTTATTGAAAAAAATCCCATATCAAAATTGACAAATATATACAACAACAAATTGTTAAATAAAATCAAAGATAATTTTACTGGTTTTGAACAACAGTTATTTGTAAGTAGCTTTTATTGTTATTTAAATTATAATAAAAATATAGATTTTGCGGTAGATTTAGATGACATATGGAAATGGTTAGGATTTCAACAAAAATATAATGCTTTAAGAATGTTAGAAAAACATTTTAAACTAGATATAGATTATAAAAGCGCTCCTCAATTTGGAGGAGCAGTTTTTAATGAAAAAGAAGAAAATATAAAACAAAGTGGAGGACAAAATATAAAAAAATTTTTTTTAACAATTAAATGTTTCAAATCATTATGTTTAAAAGCTCAAACCAAAAAAGCATCAGAAATTCACGAATATTATATGAAAATGGAAGATGTTTTACATCAAATTGTGGAAGAAGAAACAGATGAATTAAGACTCCAATTAGAGGAAAAAGAAAATATTATTTTGGAAAAAGATATAACAATTAAAAATACTAAAAAAGAAAAACAAAAAGCTGTAGAACAAGCAATAATATCTCAATTTCAATTAAATACAGAATGTATATATTTTGGTACAATTGATAATACTAATGAAGCACAAGAAAAATTAATAAAATTCGGTCACACGAATGATTTGGCAACTAGAATATTAGATCATCGAAAAAAATACACAAATTTTATTTTAGTACAAGCATTTAGAGTTCAAAATAAAGTAGAAATAGAAAATCTAATTAAAACATATCCTAAAATTAAAAGGCAAATTCGTACGCTTGAAGTAAATGGTAAAAACAAAACAGAAATAATAGCTTATGATAATAATTTTACTATTGACAAATTAACTAAACATATAAATGATATTATTCATTCTAAAACATATAGTATAGATAATTTTAACAGATTAATGAAACAAAATGAAAATTTAGAAAATGAAAATATGGAATTGAAAGAAAAAAATAATAATCAAGAAGATATGATTATTGAAAAAAATCTAAAAATTAATGAATTAAATGAGTTACTAGAAAAAAATCTAAAAATAATTAGTTCTATTAATAATGATAATCAATCTGTGTATCAAAATGTATTATTACCTGAAGATGATATGAATAAAAATTTCAGTGAGTTTGTAAGTAGTATTTGTATTGTACGACCAGATGTAGAAGAATTATCTGTAAATATTGAAGGACGTTATCGTTTATGGAAACAAGTTAAACCTACAAAGGAAGTATTTCACGCACTTAAAAATTATTTAGACATAAGATTTAAACCAAAACGTATTCAATGTAATCATGGATATATTGGTATTAAATTAAAGCCTGTTGAATATAAAAAAACAAAAGAAAATTCTAATGTTGAAACATTTTTATTTCAAGAATGTAAATTTTCAGATTGTAGTAAAATTTTGAATTCTGTATTGCTTTTAGAATATCAAAAATGGAAAATATCTGTTGGTAAAGAATTAACTGAAAATGACTTGAAGGATATAAAAGAATACTTAAATGAATCTCCTTATGCTTTAAAATCAACTGTATGGACTGAGTATGGTAATAATGAAGGATATTATGGATTATCATTAAAACAAAATGAATATAAACCAAAACTTAAATCATCAACTGGTAAAAAAGTATATAAAAGAGATATACAGACAGATATTTTATTAGCTACGTGGGATACAATCGCAAAAGCAGCAGAATCAGAAGGTATATCAACCGCTAAGATGAGTAGATGTGTTAAAAATAAAATTGTAATTTGCGATTATTATTATTGTGCTTAAACAAATATATAATATATTAATTATTAATTTAGTATATTATATTATATTATATTTAAACTTTTTTGTTAGCAAAAGGCCCACTAAGAAGTTCACTTTCACCATGATCAGTATTCCCAACTACAATATTCTCTCCTTCAAAGAGCTCCGAACGAATATCAGCAACAGAAATTGTTTCTTGATCTTTTGAAAAAGATGTAGTATTAGCAACACCAATTAAATTACCTTCATTATCAATTGATTGTGTTAATGTATTTCCAGACTTTTCCGCATTTTTAATATTTTCTTCAATTGCTTTTTGTTTTGTTTCCTTAACTCTCTGATCAAAAGCAGACTTAGCATTTGTTTCATTTTTAGTTTTTTCATGCATCAATTGATTCAATTCTTCTTCCATATACTCAACACGTCCGGTTTTATATGCTTCAGGTTCCCAAGGCATCCACAATCCAACAGGACCAACATATACATCATGATTAGGATCAATTTCTCTCAACATTTTACATCTCAACTCAGCTTCTTCTAATGTTGGATACACTCCTCGAATCTTTAATCCTCTTGTAGAAGTTTGAAATTGGTTATCAATACCAAATGTTTTCTCAAGTTCTTCTTCATTATTATCAAGAAATGTTTTATATTCATCTTTCATACTTGTTTTTGTAAGAGACTCTTTTTCTTCTTTAACAAACTCTTTAAAATCTGTTGTTAAATCATCAAAAGACATATTGTATTTAAATGAAACAAAATTTAAAAATTGTACAAACTTTTCCATAGATTTATTTAAATCCCACTTCTTTAGGAATTCCTCAAAGAAGAAAATTTCTTTTTGTTTTAAAATATTTTCAGGAGAAACAAAAGAAACACAAGCAAATTTTTGTCCTGCGATTGCTTTATCTTCTTCTAGTAAGTCAACATATTTAAAATTTTTCTTGCCATTATTCATTTTTTTTTCAAATCCGCTTTTTTTAAAACCCTTTTCTTTAGAATGATTCATTTTACTTTAATTAAAGCTAATTATTTAAGTTTTTAATCGCAAATATATATTTTTTTCTTTTTATTTAATATAATGGAAGGATTAATTAATGTCGCCGAACTTGTTAAAAGAGTAATCAAGTATCTTGTCGAAGGTTTAATGGTTGCTATTGCTGCTTATGCTATTCCTAAACGTTCTTTAAATATTGAGGAAATCATTTTGATTGCCTTAACCGCAGCTGCTACTTTCAGTATTTTGGATACTTATATTCCATCAATGGGTGCTTCTGCTAGGTCAGGTGCAGGATTTGGTATTGGTGCCAATCTTGTTAGATTTCCAGGTGGATTTTAAGATGTAAAATCATAATAATTAATTTAATATATTATAATTTAATAATATATTATATAAATGGTATCGTCTTCAAAAAGTAAAAAGTATAAGAAAAAGAAAGGAGGAAGCAATATAGGTTCAAATTGTAATGATCCTAATTTTTCAATTTATAATACAAACTTGTTAAAATTGTTTCCATACAAGGGTGGAAGTGCGATTCCTCCAGAAAGTAATATGGAATTATTGCGAACTCCTGAAGGATTAGAATTAGAAGAACTAGAAGAACAACAAAGATTAGAAGATGAAGATGTTAATGATATTGATATTGATATGAATAATCCATTAAATATTAGTGAAAATTCAGATGATTTGAATGATTCAGATGATATAAGACGTCAAAATATTCAAAATGATTTTATTAGGGGTGAAAATATACATGATGATAATTCTATTCATTATTTGGATGATTCGGATATGTCGGAATTAAGACTATCTGATTTAGGTGGTGGTTTAAAACAAAAAAAAACTAGAAAATCTAAGAAATCTAGAAAAGGTAGAAAATCTAAGAAATCTAGAAAAGGTAAGAAAGGTAGAAAATCTAAGAAATCTAAAAAAAGTAGAAAAAGAAAAGGAGGTAAATTATATTTAGATGATCAGTATAAAAATTCTGAAGGACCACAGTATTAAATTTAAATAGTTGAAATAAATTCCCAATCCAATTCTTCACAAATCTTGCGCCATATTTGATCTTGTTCAACTCTTTTCTCTCTATCTTTCAACATAGGAAAGTCTTGTAGATATTGTTCTTCCCCTAATAACTCACAAAGTTTGTATGCGGTGTAGTAGTAGTTTAAAAAATTTACTCTATCATCAGGGCAATATTTAGAATAAGGTGATTGTAATTCAATAAAAAGATTACAAAGTATTTCTTCTAATTCAGGAGACATAACTGGAGGTTTAATCCCCAATTTATCTTTAATAAATGGAATATGCTCATAATATTTATTAAATCCTAATTTTTTTAAAATCTCTTTGGTTTTAAGATTAGTAATTTGGTCTAACTCAATTCTCTCTTTTTTAATTTGAATTTTGATATTTTCAATGACTTCAGGAGGTATTTGAGTTGTTTCTTTGCCTTGAAATTGAGCCAATATTTCTTTAAAATGGTTTATTCTTTTATAAGCATAAAAGCAAACTTCTTTAGGTGGTTCTTTATAAGATGGTTTTTCATTTTCAATTAAATATGGAATATTTCTAGAGCAACTATTACAAATTAAAATGCCTTCATCTTCAAGAGGAATTAATTCTCCTTTATAACAATATTGACAAATATCAGTCTGACATACAAATGAATTAACATCTAAAAAAATATCATCAATATTACATAAATATTTTTGTACAATATTATTATTTTTTGTTTGATTAATTATATTTAATGTATCATCTTGTTTAATTTTGAAAAATTTATTTAATAGTTTATTTTTATTTGTAACTTCTGAAGATGTACCAGATGATATATTTTTTTTATTTTCAAAATAATCAAAAATAAATTTAGAATTATCTAAAAAATACTCTTTCTTTTTACTTTTGAATTCTTTAATTGTAGTTGTAATTTCTTGAATTCGATCAGTTATATCTAATTTTTGTTCAACTGTTAATTTGTCATTCAAATTTTCCAATTTTAACTGTAGTGCCTTTTTTTCATTTTTCAACTCTGGAATTTTATCATTTTCATTTTTAGAAAATTCATTTAAAAACTCCTTATGCTTACCATCTAAAGTAATTGATTTTTGCTTGTTAAATTTGATTTTTTTATTAGTTTTGGGTTTAAAACTTGGCATCGTATCTTTAATAAAGTATATACTTTTTATTTAATTAATAATAACATTTAAATATATTATTACATTTAAAATATTTTTAAATAATTTAAAAAATTGAATTAGATATTTACTATTATATTATACATATTATTATTACAATATGGAATCTTTACTAGATAATATGTTTATAAAAAGGTTTTGTTTGCCATCGAATATTGATATAGAATCTTATAAAAATGGTAAACAAGATATAGCTCAATGTATTTGTGGAAATTATAATCATATAGCTTGTATTTTAAAAGGAAAAGACTATTACTGTAAAAAAACCAAAATTTTATGTTATGGTGTAAATAAAATGCCAAATAGTGATAATATAATTCCTGGTATTCATGCTGAACATGATGCTCTATTAAAATTACAACCTTTAAAAAATAAAAAAAAACTACAAAATATAAATTTATTAGTAATTAGAGTTTCAATAAAAAATATATTAAAATGTAGTAAACCGTGTAATAATTGTATCCAAAAAATGAAAATTATACCAGAAAGCAAAGGATATAAAATTAAAAATATATATTATTCTGATTATTGTGGAAATATAGTAGAAACAAATTTAAATAATTTAGAAAATGAAGAACAACATTATTCAAGATATTATAAAAATATATGTAAACAAAATTAAAGTTATAAACAAAATTAAAAATGTAAACAAGTTTAAAGATAATAATAGTTTTCTTATTTTTTATTAAATGGATATTAAAATAAAAATGGATAATTATTTAGAAAATAATATTAAAATTGACAATATTAAATTTCAAAAAATGTTATTTCTTTTTAATGCTATTGAGGAAGGTTGGTCTATTAAAAAAAAAAATAACTCATATGTATTTTCAAAAAATCACGAAGGAAAAAAAGAAGTATTTGAAGATAATTATTTAGATCAATTTATGAAGTCTAGTTTTGATATGAGGTCTGTTATTTCTTAGACGATAAAATGGTGATATTCATTATTTTTACAAATAAATATATTTATTTTGTAAAAATAATTAATTAAATTTAATTTCCAAAATTTTTTTTCTTTAGCAACTATATAAAATGGGAGGTGGATTAATGCAACTCGTGGCCTACGGCGCTTAACAACTTGGGCGCCAACAGTGAGCTGCTATTATGGGTCGTATATCTCCATAATAGAAAAACAGTGTAAATATACGGATTGATGATTTATCAATCATATAACTTGCTAGTGATTTATTGGATCAATCTTTTAAAGGTTGAGTAAATCGCAAGATTGTCAAATTGCGGGGACTTACTTAGAGCTTTAACTACTTCTTATTCATGGTGACATAGAATAATACCATAGGGTAATGACCGATGGCATAGTAAAAACGTTAAAGATTGGATAATCCGCAGCCAAGTATCTTATATCGAAACAATTTAAATATAAATAAATAAGTAAAGCTAATGAAAAATTTAGGAGAAATATATTGTTTAACAAGCCCTTCAGGAAAAAAATATATAGGGCAATGTTGTAAGTATTTATCTAGTGGAAAAAAGTGGGGGTATCTTAGTAGATGGAAAGATCATATTAGAGATACCAAAACAAAAAATTATTGTAGATTATTAAATAATGCGATTCGCAAATATTCTCCAGAAAATTTTTTACTAGAAATAATTAAAGAATGTAATATTGAAGAATTAAATTATTATGAAGAATATTACATAAATATTTACAATACATTAACTCCAAATGGCTATAATTTAACTACTGGTGGTAGTATATGTCGTCAATCAGAAGAAACAAAAAAATTAAAACAACAAAGTATGATTGGAAAAAATAAAGGTAAAATTTTAGAAAAAAGAAAAAGAAATCGTGAAGAAGATAATAATTTACCTAAATATTTAAGATATTATATTGACAGTTCAGGAAAAGAAGGATATAGAATATCACATCATCCTAGTTTAAAAGATAGATCATTTGTAGGAAAACAAATTTCATTAGAAACAAAATTACAATTAGCATTAACTTATTTAGAACAAACAACGCTAGATATAAGATAAAGGTTCAGAGAGTAGACGGCAATCGGGAATTCATGATAGTTCTAGCAAAACTTGAAATTTCCTAAGGTGTACTCCGCCCCTAGTAGAAATACTAGGGATAATCGCAAGATGTTTACCTTACAGGTAATCCTCAAATTACTTTTTGGAAAGTTACTTACAGACGTTACACAAATTTTGCTATTGAATCAATTGAGCAAACTTTCAACGGTCAAGCCGATTTCGGTCGTCGTGTCCAATGTACTATTAGCCGAAACGGTGATTTGGCTTACCG